TTTTGCGTCTTCTGCCGCCCCGGAAAAATCACCTGAAAAGAACTTCATGATTGCACCCCCGAATTTAGCGAACCTATCTATAATTACGTCTAATGCTGCTTTAAGCCATGCGAATGCTTTGCTCAACTTTTCAGTCCCTTCTTGCGTACTTGTTAAATAAGCAACAAGAGAACCGAGCAAAACGACAAAAGCTCCAACTCCTGTCGATACAATGGCGATTTTTAGAATTTTCATTCCAGCTGAAAGCCCTGCTGTTGCTACCGTAGCTGCCTTTTGAGCTGTTGTCATTCCTGATAATCCTGAAATTGCTTCTCTGAAATCAGAGCTGACAACCCTTAATTCACTGCCTACTTCTTTAAACTGAATAATAAGAGGAGCTATCGCTTGTTTAACTTGTGAAATAGCCGGAACATTTGTCTCTAATGCTTGCGAAAATGAGTTCAAATAATTGCCAACATTTCTGGAAAAACGACCTGTTGATTCTTCTGCTACTTTAAGCTCTTTTGTAACAGCATTAATCTTGTCTTGTAATTCTTTCCCTTTCGCAGAATCCCGTTCCGCCTTACTTAGATTGTCATATTCAGCAATTAAATTAGACAATGCAGCACGAAGTTGTCTCAATGAACCATCATTTTGCTTTTCAACTTTTATATTGTTCTGAATCTCTTTTCTCAATTCTCGCTGTTTCTCAGAATATTGAGTTACAATAGTCCTTGAATCTTCCAACTGTTCATTATATTCTTCATACGATATTTTCCCATCTTCGAACTGCTTTTTTAATTCTTTTTGCTTCTGTTTTTGCTCATCTATTGCCTTATTCAACATTAAAAGATTCTTAGTCGCTGCTTCCGAATCAATTTCAACTTTAACTCCTATAATAATCTCTTTCTCTGCCATAACCTAAAACATTTATAGTATTCATAATAATTTAAGTAATTCACACTCTGAATAATCGCCTTGCGACTTTATAGAGATAATAGCAAAAAATGCCGCATATCGCTCTATATACACAGGTATCGAGTAATCGATGTTTTTCAAATCTATCTCTGTAAGTCTGAATGTGTCCTTAATCACAAATGGCAACTTTATGAGGTATTGATAAGAAGATAGACCGAAACGTGATACCCGGTTTTGAAATTTAAGGTCTGAAAAGTCCAAC